CCACCATTCAGGATCATCTCCACGTTTTACACGCCAAAGATATCCGCCTATTGAACGTAGCATATTTGCTTCGTTTTCAAAACGTACATCTGGAATTACAAATTTTCCTTGTGGATTATCTAATAATTGTTTTTTAACTAAACTAACCCATATGCCATCGTAGAATCCGTTACGCATACAATCAGTTCCAAATAGTTGTAATACTAGTCGTGGTGTAACAGGACTTCCTGTTTCAGTACTCCAATAAGGATCAACTTTTTCACGCCATGCACGAGAGTCTGGGTTATTGCCTTCAAGCATTTCTCTGTCCCAGCCAAAAACACTAGCAACGCCGTCTTTGAGTTTGTCTGCAAAAGATAGTTTTTTAAATCCCTGTTGTTCAACTAAAAAGTCTGCAACAGTTCCTTTACCTGAACCTATAAGTCCACAAATACCAATTATCATAAAAGATTCCTTATTAAAAGTATCTCTAAATTGTATAGTCATTGTGTAGGAAAGTCAAGTGTTTTTTAGCCAATTACGAATGATAATGGTTTAGAACCATCTACGTAATTTGCCAAGTCCATTTCCAATTTCTCCATTTCGGCCATTGCGTCTGCTTTGAGAGCATCACCGTTGAGTGAAGTTCCGCCTTGCGGTGTTGATATGGTTGCAAATTTGCTTCTTGCTTCACCTAGCATATATTTACATACTGCTAATGTGTAGTCTTTAAGCCATTGTCCAGCATAAGGATCACTTAATAGATTAAAGTCTGGACGATAATTATATAGTTGCATTAATACTTGTTCGTCTGATCTAGGACGTTGCATAATTGTAAGTTTCTTGCTTACAGGATCAAACTTAAAGTTAATAAAACTACCAAACATTTTACCAACTAATTCTTGATATCCTGCAAAAGCATAATACGTACCAAGTCCGCCCATTTGTGATGAACTTAAAAGATATGAATTTGTATAGGCCAAGTTAAATGGTTCAAATAATGTTCCACCATCTCCGCCACCTGAACGTGAACCAATTGAACGTCTAAAAAGTTCTCTTACTTCTATTACTTCATTGGGTAAAATATAATCGTTTGTGTCTTCTTGAAACTCTAGTATAGCATATGATTCTTCTACAGCGTTTTCACTACGTTGTCTAAGTTTGCCAAGTGCTTTTTCTAATGCTACATCATAATGGTTAGGATCAAGTTCAACATCGATCATGCCATCACCGAGCATTGTTCTAACGTAATTAAAGACTGCCTGTTTCTTATTTTCTAAATCATTGCTCATATAAAGTTTCCTCTGTTAAACATATTTATTCTATAAATACATTTACTATGCCCAGACTCAGTTTATATAAACCGGAGAAATCCGCAGATTATCGCTTTATAGACAGGAATGTTAACGAATCCTTTCAAGTAGGCGGTACAGACATATTCATACACAAGTACGAAGGTCCTGTCGATCCTGGTGCTGATAAAAGCACCCCAAGTCAACCTTATGGAACAAACGATATACCCGAGACAAAAATACAAGATTTATTGTTTTTAGAAAACAGAGATAGAAAATATTCAGATGATGTGTATGTTATCCGCGGTATTTACAACGTACAAGATTTAGACTTTGATCTTTCACAGTTTGGAATGTTCTTACAGAATGATACTATTTTTATAACATTTCATATGAATTCAAGTGTTGAAAATTTAGGGCGTAAATTAATGAGTGGTGATGTATTAGAACTACCACACTTAAAAGATGAATATGCACTTAATGATTATGGTGTTTCACTTAAACGTTTTTATGTAATAGAAGATGTAAGTCGTCCGAGTGAAGGATTCAGTCAAACATGGTACCCACATTTATTAAGAGCAAAATGTAAACCAATACTTGATAGTCAAGAATTTAAAGAAATATTTGATAAAGATAGTGGCGAAGGAACAGGATCAACAATACGTGATGTACTATCAACATATGAAAAAGAAATGCAAATTAACGAAGCAGTTCTTAATCAAGCAAATGAAGATATTACAGGCGATCCTGAACAACCAGTAATTAGTGGTTATGATACAAAGCAATACTTTGTAGTACCAACTGATGATAAAGGTAACATTAATATTAATGATGACGGGTCAAGTACTCCAACATTAAAAACTGCAAAAGGAAACTTTTATGTTGGCTATCTTACTGAACAAGGAGTTCCACCAAACGGTGCTTTATACAGTTTTGGATCTCAGTTTCCACAAGCGGCTAGTGATGGTGAATTCTTTTTAAGAACTGACTACTTTCCAAATAGACTTTTCCGTTACAATGGTAATAGATGGGTTAAATACGAAGATGCTGTAAGAGTTGAAACACCTAGCAGTGATACTGCTAAAAATCAAATTGGTACATTTGTTAATAACAAAAGTAAAAATACTATTAACAATACAGAAGTTGATGAACGTCAAGCATTATCACAAGTACTTAAACCAAAGGCAGATAATTAATGCAACATTTTTATGATGGACAAATAAGACGCTTTGTAACACAATTTGTTCGTGTTATGAGTAACTTTAGTTACAAAGATAGTGCAGGCACTTTACGTAAGATACCAACAAGTTATGGAAATCTTACTAGACAAGTAGCACATATCATTAGAGATAACAGTGAAAATAAAGTTGTAAGTGCTCCTCGTGTAAGTTGTTACATTACAGGTTTAGAGTATGCTCGTGATAGAGTTCAAAACCCAACACATGTAAGTAAAGTACATCTACGTGAAAGAGATTATGATTCAGCAACAGGTGAATACTTAGATACCCAAGGACCAGGATACACAGTTGAGCGTGTTATGCCTGTACCATTTAACTTACAAATGAAATGTGATGTATGGTCAACTAACACTGATCAAAAATTACAAATTATGGAACAAATGCTTGTTCTATTCAATCCAAGTTTAGAAATACAAAGTACAGCAAACTATGTAGACTGGACAAGTTTAAGTTTAATCGAATTACAAAATGTAAACTTTAGTACTAGAACTATTCCACAAGGAACAGAAACAGAAATTGATATCGGAGAACTTACATTTACAATGCCTATATGGATTACACCTCCAGCAAAAGTAAAACAGTTAGGTGTAATTGAAAAAATTGTAATGAGTGTATTTGACGAAACTGGAAGTATTTCAGACGGTATTATTGACGCCGCTGATCCAATGGCAACAGTGAATGTTACACCAGGAAACTTTGGCTTGTTAGTATTAAACAATACTGCTAAATTATTAGCACCTGCTGAAGGAGTATCAGAACCAACACCAGGTAACTTTGATAGAACTGGAGAGGCTGTTAGTTGGTTTAAACTATTAGATCAATATCCAGGCAAATTTAGAGCAGGATTAAGTACAATAAGATTAGCAAAAGCAGACGGCAACGAAATAGTTGCAACAGCAAGTGTAAATCCAACTGATGACACACAAATAGTTTTAAACTTTGATAGTGATACAGTACCTGGAAACACAATTCTTACAGACAGTGTTGCTAGTAGAGGAACTATTGATGCTATAATTGATCCATTAACATTTAATCCAGACTTAGACAATCTAGCACAAGGTACACGTTATCTAATTCTAAATGACATACATCAGCACTTAAAGAATGACAGTTCAGATTCTAACATGAATGCTTGGCAAAATGCAGATGGTACAGTTGTACAAGCAAGTACAAACGATATCATTACATGGAATGGAAGCAACTGGGAAATTACTTTTGATGCAGGATCTAATGATGAGCGTGCCGATTCTAGCGTAGCACAGACCCCTGTCTACATAACTAATACATATACAGGAGTACAGTACAAGTTTACAAATGATGCTGGTGCCTGGTTAAAAAGTTATGAAGGTGAGTATTTAAAAGGGTCATGGCGACTAGTACTATAAAAGATAAAAACATTGTTTGCAGTGGAGCATTATTTTATGCTCGTACTACTAAACGATTTCTATTCTTAGAACGCACTAAAACAAAAACTGCTGGACAGTGGGGACTTGTTGGCGGAATGGCTGAGGGGAACGAAACTCCGTGGACAGCACTTGAACGTGAAATAAGTGAAGAAGTTGGAAAAACTCCAACAATTAAAAAAGTTATTCCTTTAGAAATGTTTACATCAAACGATAGTAAATTTCATTTTCATACATACCTTGCTATTATTGATAATGAATTTATTCCTACATTAAATGATGAACATAGTGGTTATGCTTGGACTAACGTAAACTGTTGGCCTAAACCATTACATGTAGGATTACGTAATACATTACAAAATCGTGTAATAAAAGATAAGTTACAAACAGTTTTAGATTTAATTGTTTAATTTACGTCTGATAAATTAAGATAGTTATAATCCATTTTAATACCTAAACTTCTTGGAAGTATATTAAACGCAATAGTTACACGTTCTTTATCGCTTGGTTGACTGTCGTGTACTAGATAACTTGGAAATAATAATAATCTTCCAGGCATAGCGTTAATAGTAAATATTTCACTTGTAAATGCAGTATTTTCTGCACTACTGGTTTTTATAATTTGTCTTGTTTTATCATGATTGTAAATTCTAGTTGGGGTATTTTCTTCAAAATATAATACACCACTTATTAAACTATTTGAATGGAAGTGTGAATAGATATTTCCACCTGACTTTTCAGCAGTTTTTGGTGCATACTTATTACCCCACATTTGAGTAATAAAATACTCTTCTTTCCTCCAACCTACTGTTTCACTAAATGCACATGCACTATCTAAAATACTTTTTACAGTATCTTTCATATAGTCTTTTTTATGTAAGTCGTCTTCGCTTTGTAAGAAATTATCTCCTTGTACCCAATTTATTTTGGATATGTCTGGAAGATCAATAGTTGTAGTTGCAATTGGTATTGGAAAGATACCGCTAATGTTCAGTTCATTCTTCATACAAATAGTTATATAATAAGTATTACTACAATGGACAAACTGAAGATAAGATTTACTAAACCCCCCGGAGCAATCAATAGTTTATCAGCACAACAAGTAGTTGTTGATAAATTTGAAGATTGGGAATCTATTCCTGATCCTATGCCTGCTACAAAGATGGTACCAGAATGGTTTAAACAAACTAAACCGTTAGGCGGACCTATTGATACTATGCCAACTATTAAAAAATGTCCGCCATTTTTAGATGCAATAACATCAGGATATATAATCAATTTTTGTTCTACTGTTAATGTTAAATGTATTTCAGAATCGCAAGTTTCTAAAACAGGTAAAGGATCAATTTTTATGAGTTCACATGCTATTGGACAGTTTGAAAATGCTCCATGGTACGGTAAACCTGTATTAAAATTTGCTAGTCCATGGATTATTGAAACTCCTCCAGGTTGGAGTTGCTTTTTTACCCACCCATTAAATGTTCCAAACGATCAATATCATATGTTAAGCGGCATAGTTGATACAGATACATATAGAGTTCCTGTTAACTTTCCATTTATCATGAATACTCCTGCAGGAGAAGAAATTGACTTTGATACTAAAACTCCTATGGTACAAGTTATTCCATTTAAAAGACAAGATTGGGAAATGGAAGTTAGTAAAACAGATTGGACCGAATGGAAAAGTCATCAAAATGTATTAGGAGACTCAGGCGACGAAGCCTATAAAAAGAACTTTCATGTAAAGAAAAAATTTACTTAGGGGTAATTGTAACAGTGCCCATGCCCTGCTTTACTTCAAATTTAACACCGTTTTCATTGCCTACAACTTGAATTTCAGGCTCACTAATACGTACAAGATTAATCATTATATCATAACGATTACGTTTATCAGAATTGCTTAATAAATCATAAGCATCTTTGACTTTTTGAAAAACTTTTGGATCACCGTTTCTATCAGGATGATGTTGCATTGACAGTTTTCTATATGCTTCTTTAATTTCACGTTGTGAAGCACTAGCATTAACGCCTAAAATTTGATATAAATTATCTTCTTGTGTCATAGAGCAAATCGATTTCAGTGATTGAAATTTTAGCATCTACAAACGTACTATCTTCGAGGTACTTAATTGGCCTAACAGCAATAAATCCTCCACGAACATTTGGCATTACTTCAACACAGTTAGGTGGAATAATCAAGTCGTATGTTTCAGCAGTAATTAATTCGTTTAAATTTGCATCATCGCTTGTAAATCTTAAATGAAATCCTAAATTACTTGTTGCAATTCTTACTTGCTCAGTAAAAAATGGACCCATCCTAAAACTTGTGTCACCTGTAACGTCTGTTACTTCGTATACGTTAGTTGTGTAAAATTTCTTAATCATGCTCATATAACTATTTATATGTTCTTATACCATTTTGTCAAGTAGTCATAATGGTTATCTAAGTCACGCATTACACGATCTATACGATAGTTTTCGCTATCAACATAACTGTCAGAATATTTCAAATAATCATCACTCATAAAAGAAATACTTTTTTTATAAAAATCACTGCCATATAACATTTCAAACCATTGTCCTGTATGGAACATGCTAGTGATTCCAGGAATAAACATACTATCTTTTGGCCCTGGTACAAAATTTTCTAATCTTTTTTTACATGTATCAGGTAATTCTTTACTAGTTACATCTCTCCAAAATTGTGTATCTTTTCTAGAAGCAAACTTATAATGTGTAAAAATAAAATCTCTAATTTCATAGTACATTGATAACCATTGATTGTTAATATAACTTAAATTATCTTTACCCCATGTACCGTCACTATATCGTAAACTTTCTACTAAAAATTCAACTGACTTTGTGGTAAATGTTATTCCAGTTGCTTCTAATGGTTCAACAAATCCTGCACTTAATCCGATTGCTACTACATTATCATGTGCAATGCCTTCGTGTGTACCAATACGCATTTCTAAATGATTTGCTGGAGCATCAAACTCGCCTATTGCTTCGCGTAATTCTTTTTCAGCGTTTTCTTTAGAACAATATGCATCACTGTAAACATATCCGTTACCTATACGATCATAAGTTGGAATAGTCCAACGCCAACCGTTCTTCATAGTTGTTGCTTTTGTATAAGGATGACATTCTTCTTGTGGATTTTTATATTGTGTTGGGATAGCAACTGCTCTATTACATGGTAGATTTTCGCTTTCGTCTATATATCTAACCCCTAATGTTTTTCCTAATAATAAACTTTTAAATCCACTACAGTCTATGTATAAGTCTGCATGATATTCAACACCTTCCTTATCACGTAAGCATTTTACACCTTGCTCGAACGTATCTACTTCAACAATTTCAGTATCAACAATATCAATTTTATCTTTAATATTTTCTTTTACTGCTTCACCAATCTTATGTGCATCAAAGTGTACAGCGTCCCATGACGGTGCAATAAACCCGTGTGTAAAATCCATAACATGATTTAGTTTTGGAGATTTATTTGCTTTAGCAAGTTTATAACTTTGTACAAAATCAAAAAATTCTTTTTTACTTTTACCTAACCAATAGTTAAATGATGGAATTTCAGGACCTAATACAAAACTTCCATAGTCGTCATTGTCTACAAAATAAGGTTCGTCACTCCAACCATTAAATTCTACACCTAACTTATATGTTGCTCTTGCAGATTTCATCCAATCAACTGGTTGTAAACCGCACTTACGTAAGAATTCTGTAGTGTATGGTTGTGTACCTTCTCCTACTCCAACAATGCCGATCTTACTACTTTCAATTAGTTGTATCTTTACTGCACCTGGTATAGTGTTTTTTAAATACGCGGCTGTTAAGTATCCACTTGTTCCGCCACCTAGTATACAAATATTTTTAATCATTTTATCTCCGCATAGTTAAAGTGTTCTTGATTTCCTAATTTAGTTGGTAACATATTAAAACTAAGAGTATAACGAGGCTTTGGTGTTATATTTTTCTCACTTCTGTGTTCAATATAACTAGGCCATAATATTAACTTGTTAGGCTCTGCTTTACTGCTTATTCTATCTGTTAAAAACGGACTATTTCCATCTCTAGTAACACTAATTGTATTTCTCATTTTACTTATCGGATTATAAAATTCTGTACCACCTTGATCGGGTGTACTGTTTAAATAATATACTCCACTTAATAAACTGTTAGTATGTGTGTGTGGTCCAATACTTTGACTGTTACTAAATTTATTCATCCACATACTAGTAATGTATAAATTTTCAGGTTGATAACCTATTTTATTACAATATTCTAATCCACAGTCAATAACTGTTTTAGTAAAAGATTCAAATGCTGTATCTTCTTGTAGATTTTGCTTAGAAATTTGATACATCGGAAATTCTTCAAATCCTTGCTTATGATTTGTCCACTCTACAGCATCAATCATATTACTAATATCATAATCCGTAATATCAAGTTTAAATTCTACAAATCCAGTTGGAAATAATCCAATAGTATTAGATTCCATAATGTCTACCCCTAGATTTTTTACCTAAATTCTTTAAATTAAAAGTATATGGTATAACAATACGTTCTTGTAACTCTGTAGTGTTTGTAAAATTATTTTGCCCTGTCATATGTGGAATATCACTTCTAAAAATTACACACTGTCCTGTTTTAGCAGGAACATAAAACTCACCTTCAGTGTCTACTGTGCGTTGTTTAAAGTCAGGTTGCCACGGTTTCCATTTAACGTCAGGTTGTAAAAGACCTAAAGGTGCAGAACCTTCGGGTGCATGTAAATAATACACTGTGCTTAATAATGTGTTTGCATGTATATGAGGCTTATGTGTACTTGCTCCGTGTTTGCTTACCACTGCCCAACTATTAGCAACAAATATATCGTCGATATCAACGTCCCAGCCTATACTATCAGAAAAATTATGTACTTGTTGTATAAGCCAGGTATTTAGATATTGCATTTCGTCGTATTGATGAATACTTTCGTCGGTTACATAACCTAATCCTTCGCCGTTATCAATACTATTGCCTTTTTCAAGACGTTTTATTAAATTGTAAATAGTTTCATGGTCATTACAATCATCAATTGGTCGTTGTGCAATACCAACATTAGTAGGCCATATAGAATTTACTTCCATTATAGAAATTCCTTAAGATCTTTTTCAAAAAAGATTCCTTTATCGTAATATCCATCATAACGCTGATCAGCATAAGGGCCATTTGCGTCTACATAATGCAAAAACACTTGTCCTAATTTATAATCTTCAATATCACACTTATTACGCCAATGCATTACTTCGCAACCTTTATATAAAACAGCATCTCCATCTTCTAAAAACACTTCTTTATCTTCAATAACAATAGGCCAATTACCTTTTCCGTTATCACGTAATTTTACAGTTAAACTATATTCACATGCAGGCCTATCCCTATGCTTAGGCATAGCATTTCCAGTAGTATACAAACGTGCATATGTATATGTTGGAAACAATGATAAACCAGTCAATCCTTCTACTTTTTTATGCATAAAATTTAGAAAGGCATCAAATGTTAGGTCTCCGCTTCTTGGGCCTAAGCATCCAGGAACCATTTCGTCTCCTGTTTTTGCTTGTGGATCTCCTTCTTCAATATAAACCTTAGTACTAAACTCTAAGTATTCATATAAGAAATGTGCTGTTTCAAGTTCAATAAAGTTTTTTATAAGTTTGTACTGTTCCATTAAGTAATATTTTCTCTTTTCTTTCTTAAAACAAATATGCCTAGACCATTCCAATAATCATCTGGATCTTCTCCGGTAGTTTGTAGTTGTTTTTGAAATAATATTTTGTAATCTTTCTCTTTTATATGCTCATTAGTAGCAGTTTGTATTTGTACCCAATTCCAGTCATCCATAATTAATACAAAAGTCTCTTCAAACTTATCATAGTACCTTGATAAAAAGTTTTTTGTTTGTTCATATGTATGATCTCCATCATAAAATACTATATTACTAGTATGTGGAATATTTGTCAAGTCTAAACTTTCAACAGGCTCATTAAAACCTAATACTCTGTTTGGTCCTTTTACTTTGGCCATATTACGTTGGAAGATTTTCAATGGATTACCATCTTTTCCTTGCCATCCATCTACTTCACGCATTGGTTCTATATCATTAGTATGCCAACTATCAATACACACTGCTTGTATGTTGTTTCCTTCTAATGCACTACAAAATGTTGCACCATGCCATGTACCAATTTCTAAATATCTTACATCTTTTGTTTCGCATAGGTTATTTAAAAAATGTTTAACCTTATGACTAGTTAATCCTTCAATTTGTAAAGTATTTTCAGACAACTTACTTGTATGATCCATACTTTTTTCAATAGCATTGTTAATTGAACTTATAAACTTGTTCTTTGTTTTAGCACTTACTACATCTTCACAATAATGACATTTCCAACAGTTAAATTTACAATTTTTAATTTTATCGCGCCATACTTTGATTGGCTTATTATCTAAATCACCAACATCAATAAATTCATTAAAATTATCAAACAATATATCTTGCTTATTTGCAAAACGTTCAACTAAATCTACTGTTTCCCATAATCTTTCAATTGATTCTCTACCATGCATTTTAAAAACATCAATACCGGCATCCATTAGTTCTACCCAGTCTTCTCTCCACGGAGTAAAGTTTGCTACTTTTAATTGTGCGGCAGGATCCATGGCATCCCATCTAGGGCATGTAGGTTTAGATATTGGATCCATAAAGAAAGTAGGAGACATTGCTTCTTGTCTACTAAAATTAAACTCAAAATGTTCATCTTGTACAGGGCAATTACCCCAACATCCTTCATTGGCCAATAAACTTACTTTAAAATCTTCACAGATATTTTTTCTTACGTATTCTTTGGCTTCTTTAATTTCTAAAAGTTTGTCTTTATCACGCATTAAGTCTCTATCTAAATTTACGTAATAAAAACCTGCTTCTGCAAGTTTTACAACTTCGTTTGCACGTTGTACATTACGTAAAATTGTATTTTTTACACGTAATTCAGGATATGCTTTTTGAATTGCTCCTTGTAACATCCATATAGTGTGAGGTAATGTTGCTATACGTACACCTGCTTCGTATAACGGTGCAAAGTTTTTAATCCATGTTTGTAAGTTTTGCATAGTTGGTGGTACATTTATGTTATTAAATGTTGCACTAACAGGTATTCCAATTATTTCTTGTATTTGAATTGCATTATCGCTAATTGCTCCCCAATCGCCTTGATGAAAAACATCACCCATAGCATCTTGACCAAACGGAGGTATACGACTTGTAAAGTATACATCATATATATACTTTTTATTTTTTTCTAAAAACGGAATGAATCGTTTTGTAAAACTATCGTAATCTAGTTTTGGATTCAGGGGAATCGAGAAGTTTTGCATTTTCTTGTACTGTGTCCTCAAGTTTTGGAACAATATCTACATTGTCCTTTTCTTTTAGCATGTTAATTAATTTCTGTTCAACATCTTTTTCGATAGCAACAATACCAGTTTCAAATTGTTTAGTATATTCTAATGCTCCGCGGATAATTTTATCCTGATCTGCATGAGGCATATGCATAATACTTTCAAGATTACCTGTACCAATTTTACCATACGAGAGCATTTCCATTGCCGCCTGTTTTCCCATACGTGAAATCCAATATTCTCTCTCTTTACTTTCTTTATCATTTGCCATATCAAACATAGCATCTTTGTCAGGCATTAATGTTTTAAATTTCTTTAAAAAACGATCGCGTTCTAATATTACGCCAGCAATTCTACGTTTGTTACGTTCAAGATGATTTTCAAATTCTTCAATTTCAATTTCTAATAAACGTTTTTTCGCAGGTGAAGTTTCTTGTGCTAGTTCTTCTTTTTTAATATCAATTTCTGCTTGTTTTTTCCTATCATCGTATGTACGATCTTCGATAGTTTGTGTTCTATGTTCAATTTCAATCAAACATTGCTTTGCTTTACGCCAGTCTGTGATATTAGTATCAACAACATAACTATCCATTTGGTACTTACTGTAGGCATAGTCAAACCCTAGCGAAAAGTCTATAATTTCATCATTTGATAGTTCGTCAGACATGTTAACTCCTTATTAATAACATTAGTTATCAGAGTATTTAATGTGACTAGATATTCTTGAATAAAGTACGCATTGGTGTTACTTCTGCAACATTTCTACCATAATCAACTTCTAAGTACTTTTCAACAAATGCTTGTACTTGTGCTATTGTTGTACAGTTTTTTAAGTCTTTGCGTAATTTTGTAGATACTGCTAATACTTTGGCTACTTTTGTTTGATAATCTTCATTATTTCTAATAATACTATCAGCAAAATTAGATGGTGTTACACCTTTTGCGTCAGCAAGTAATCTAAGTAATGTACCTGTACTACCAGTAGATCTATGTGATAATGCTTGTGTATATTGTAAATCCCATGTTTCTTTTTCAATAGGACCTCTATCTACATCAATTGCAGTGTATGCCATGTATGCAAATGTTGCAATTTTTCCTGTAATCCATGATTTATCATAATCTATAATCCATGCCGCTTCAGAATTTGTCCATGGTAATTTAGTTTTTACCCATGTATTACCTTCAGGGTCTCTGTCTGGCATTCCTGGTGCTGGTGTTTTAGTTGGTTTCCATGTATCGGAAATTTCACCAGTTTGATCACAAGTCCAAAACTCGTTGTAGGACTTCATCGAATTCATTGCACCTTTTTCATATGCTTCGTCAGTAAACTTTTTAGCATATATAAAACTTGACCAATCGATAAATTCTAATGTTGCATCATTAATTTCTGCAATAATTCCACCAAACTCAGTTTTAATTGTTTTTATATAACCGTTTTCTTGTTCTCTTCCAAAATATAATAATTTCATTTTTAAATCCCTGTACTAAAGCACGCCCCTGATGAACATCCAGGCTGGCCTTTTGGTTGTAATGCACTTTGTCCACTTGATCCGTTACTCATACTATCATTTGAATATGTAAGTTTCCAACTGTCGTTAGCCTGACCATTTGAACCCTGCCACATACCAATTGAGTATCCTGCATCCTGACCCATTTGCATGTTATGCTCACCTTGTGTGTTCTGACCATTCGGGAAGTTACCAATTGTTCCTTGTGAACTATCATTACTAGAGTTAACTTTCTCTAAGTTACGTGAGTTGTTTGGTGGGCCAATGTAGTAGTAACCGTACTTACTTGTTAATCCTTTTGAGTGTGTACCCTGTGTACTAAACAGTCCACTCCAAGACTCTGTACTAAATGCAATCCTTCTGTGTGTACCACCATTCCAGTGATAACCAGCACTTTGACTCCATGCCGCTCCAACATAGTCTGCACTTATACCTGAGTTGTTAACGTTTGTACGCATAGTTTCTGTAGAGTGATTCATAATGTCTGTGTTAGCACTACCGCCACCTGTAATTACACTAAACTGTGTATCGTAGTTTGAAACACCGTGGTCATTACGTCCAGTACTCATGTTCAACGAACTATTGTTGTAACCCTTACGTGAATCGGTTGTCATGTTAAACGCCCAACCTCTGTTTGAGTTAGTAGGATAACTTGGATCGTTACCCCATGACCATCCTGTTACATCACTATGTCCACCGTCCATATATGTACCTGGTTGATCCATCAAGTTACCTAAGTTATTTGAAGTATCGTTTGAGTGACTTGTTCTGTTAACGTTTGACCATGGAACCGAACTCCTATATCCACCTGCCATGTAACCTCTGTTAATAACAGTTCTATATCTCCAAGTAGTTCTACCTTTGATATTAAATGTTACATCATCACTTGCTGGGAACGCCGCATCGTCTGTAACTCTAATAGTTACTGATCCTGTTCTGTCGTATCCTCTGTTCAACCAACTATGGTTAATTGTACCACTAATTAAACCTGTTCCTGTATTCAAACTTAGACCGTTACTGAATAAACCTTCAGCATCTGCTTGTACACTGTAAGTAAGTGTTTGTCCTGCATCTGGGTCATTTGCTGTAAGTTGGATACTTGTTGTACCGTATGTACTATCACTTGTTGTACCATCATCACCGCCTGGTGTTGTACCTGCTGTTGGTGATGTAAATGTTGGTGAAGTATTCTGTAAAATCTCTAATGAGTAAATTACATCAGTGTTTACTGTACCGTTTGTACCTTGTGAAGCCATTCTAACTGTAAATGTTTTAGTTGTTGTACTAGGAACACTAGGTAAAGTACCTGTAATTGCACCAGTTGCACTGTTCATTGTTAGCGGACCACCTTGGTCTGCAAATAAACTTCCTGCATCAAGTATAATACTGTAAGTAATCGTATCACCATCTGGATCTGTTGCTGTTACACTTGTAATGTTAACTGTTGTAGTTTCTTGGAAACTACCTAAACTACCTGCTGGTGTATTAGCATTAGGAGCATTATCAATTTCAATACCTCTTGGTAATGTTGATTTAGATCCGTTTGTAGTTGTAAGTTCTACATTGTATCTACCTGCCGCTAGTCCACTAAACACGCCTGCGCCTGTTTGTACTGTAATTTCTTGTTCACTTACATATGTAACTGAACTCAGTGGAACTGTAATAGTACCAAATTTAACACCTGTTGGATCACTAAATTTATCACCTAAGATTTCAATTGTAGTATCTACATCTGGATCAAATATGTTTGGTGTAATACTAACAATACTTAGACCAGCACCGCCTGATGTTGCCCATTCTGTACCGTTATAGAATTCAATTGTTTTTAAGGTACTGTTGTAACGTAACATACCTTCAATTGTTTCTGTTGGACGTTGGTTAGTTGCACCACGTGCAAGTACCATTGCGTCTGTACCCATAAATCCTGATTTAACAAACTTGTAAACAGCACCTTCTGTTGGAACACTGTTATCTGAAATATCTGTTAAGTTTGGATCTGTACTAAATTCGTTAATAGTAGCACCAGTTTTACCTGCTGTAATACTACCAAGTTGTAGTTCGTTCAAACCTGTTAAGTCAAATTCTTCTGACGATAGTGTTGCTCTACCAGTGGCCTGTTCAACCTTAAAGTAGTCACCAACTCTAAAGTTACCATCTTGGTCAGTGGTTACGTAGAACACTCTACCACCGTTTTGCGAAATAGTTTCTGCTTCTTGGTTTGGTGTTTGTCCGTAGTCTGCTTTAATAATAACTGGATAGTTAGTATCAGCAAATCCACCTGTACCAATGTCTAAGAAGTCATGTCCTGTCATACGTACCTGACTAAATGCTTCACGTATTGTTACTCTTGCACCTTCATCTGGTGTTTTGTTACTTGGAACTTTTGGATCAACAGCAATGTTTGATGTACCGTAGTTTATTTTTGCTGGAGCCGAACCTTTACCAATGTTAATAATGTCAATTACTACTTGTACAAGTGTTTGTGCTCTAGTATCTGAGCCTGCTTCTCTAACAAGTCCTGCATCTGTAACCTGCGGAACTGTACCACGTACTGTTGCTGGTACTGTTTCGTTGACAACGTTAGCAATAATAGTTTTTAAGTATGTGTTTGCCGCAACTGTTTCTGCTTTTTGTGTTGTAATTGCATATCTTGCAGATGGACTTGAATAATATGAATAACCAGCGTCAACTGATTTACCATTTGATGCTGTATCTAAGTCAAATAATACTGCATCAATAATTAATCCTGTATCACGTCTACATAATGTTTTGTCATATACCAATGACGGATATGTTGCATCAATATATTGAATAACTTCTTCTTGTAAGAATGATTTGTTAGCATTAATCAACGCATAAGCATTTGGATCATTTCCAGTTGTAAATGTAGGTTGTTGGTAACCGCTTGTAGAAATAATAAAGTAAGTTTCACTATCTCCATCAATAAATGCTACCGAACCATCTTTAATTGGTCTTTCTAATCCGTCTACAGCAAAACTAATACCTGTACCAATACTAGCAAAACCTTGTCTAGTTGCTTGGATCGATAATACTTTTTCTGGTGAGTTATCAACAACACCGTTTGTATCTGTAAGTGCAAGTGTTGCATCACTAAAGTCCATGTCATGGAATTTGTAATCTAAAATAGTTGCATCTTCAATAGTAGGTGTAACTGTAATATAATTGTATGCTCCACTTGAATCATCTAGTGTACCAAAACCGCCACCTGTTCTTGTAAAGTTAAAGTAACCTGCGTTGTTACCATTTGTCATACCTGCCATAATAAGGTTAACACCATCAATGGAAACACTGTTTAGTTCTACACCTGAATCGTTATCTGATAATTCTCTACTAAATGCATGTATACCTGCTGAATCAAAACTTGATATCAAACCGTTGTATACATTAGATCCTGCAACTGTTTCAATAGATCCAACTGCATAAAGTTCATCACCTAGTGGAGTAATTGCTTTATAACGGCCTGTTTTTAATGAAGCATATTGTTTTTGCCATGCAACTTCGCCATCTAATCTAATTCTTGCAAGAATTGGGTTATCATATGTGTTAACTGTTGGTGGTGATCTCATCTCTACAGTTTCAGCATTTACAAATGTTCCACTTGTAATGTTAACATCAATAATGTGCTGGTTACCTGTAACACCTTGGTTAGCAACAACTGTTGCAACTCCAGTACCACTACTGAATAAACTATAGCCTACTGTAATATTAGCGTCTTGATCTAGTGTTGCTCCGCCTGTATCAAAAGCAATTCTAACAGATCCACCTTGACCACCGCCAATGTTTACGTTAGCAACTGTAGTTGGTGTTGATCCTGAATATGTTAATTGTGTTTGTGGGTAAGCATACGAAGTAACACTTCTTACATACTGTCCGCCAACTGCAAAGTATAAACCGTCTTCACCTGTGTTGTCAAACTTCATATCAAACATACTATAGTCGCCTAAGTGGAAACTCTTAATGTAGTTTCCGTTTGAATCATATGCTACAATACCTGTTTCGTTTGCAGTAGTATCGTTAAATCCTAAAAATATTTTTCCTTCTAAGTCTGCCGCACCTTCTGTTGTGTACGTTACAGTACTTGATAAACTTGGTCTACCAAATGCTAGACTTACAACTTCAATTGAGTTAGTTGTACTACCATCATAGTTGATAGTTTCACTCCATTGTATTACACCACCATTTGATAATTTAGCAAGTGTTGCACCTGCTGTTGAGTGATTACCTGCTATGTATAGTGCTTGACTTTCATCATGTACCATACCTGTAATATTATCTGTAGCAGAAATAACTTTCTGCCATTGTATTTCACCTAGTCTTGTAAACTTAACAATAAAACCTTTGTACACACTGTTTTGGTAAATTCTACCTGCCGCATAGTAACCACCTGCAGTATCTTCACATACACAATTAAGTTCTCCTGTGAAACCAACGTTATCACTTGTTGGTGCACCTAGTGTTTGTTGCCAATCTAATGTGTTACCTGTCCATCTTGCAAAATACATGTAAGATGATGCTTGTTGGAAAGTTGCATAGTTTGTACCTGAGTACGCTGGTGCTGTGTGTCCAACTGCAAAAATATCACCTGTTGAATCTTTGAATGAATTGTTAAATGTTACATCATGTTGTACTTCTTGAATAGCGTTTAGTTCTTGTGTTGCTAGTCTAATGTGTCCTGTTAGTGGTGTTTCTGCTTGTGAAAAACCATCTGCTCTAACAGCAAATTCACCATATGCACTTGAACCGTTAACTGAACGAATTTTACCACCGCTTTCTGCTAGGTAACCTACATCACAATAGTATGTAAACACAGAAACAAGTTCTGAACGTCCATCGTTTAGTGCGTGTACACCAATACCATCGGAGTTAATTTGTGTCCAGTCATTTGCAACCATACTCTTATAACCACCATTGTGTAGAGCACCGTCAATTTTCATTCCAGTACCACCTGGTGTAAAGTTAGTACAGTTTTGTACGTAAGGTGATTGTGAAGTAATCCAAACACTTGTATCATTTGGACCTACTCCAGGATCTAAACATGCTTGTACAGATCCAGTACTAAAGTTTCTAAATACAATGTTACGTAATCTTGCACCATTGTTCATTTGGAATACATCTGAGTTGGCATTCGGAGTGGATCCGTCATCGGATATACCAACACCAAAACCATTATCATTTGTAGTATCCGGTTGTACGTCAACAGCACCTAGGCCGCCACCTTCTACAACAATACCTTTACCAACTTTAATTGGACACTGTTCTTTATATGATCCAGACGCAATAGCAATAATACTTTGGCCTCTGTTAAACACAGTGTCAGCCGCATGTCTAATTGTTTTCCATGCTGTTGCTGGTGTTCTACCATCGTTTGTGTCATCACCTTGTGGTGATACAAAATAATCTTGTTGTGGAGTTTGAGCACCCCATTTTACATCAGTTCCATCACTGTATAAGTATGAACCTGCTGGTCCAATTGATAGTGGAATGTTTCCAACTGATCCTCTAACAACTATGTCACCACGTGTTGTAGTAATAGTACTTGCATCGCCTTGTGCAACTAGACTCCAATCTGATGGAGAACTGCTAGGTGTATCACCTAATGTTTCTCTTAGTGCAATGTAAGAACTTAAATTATATTCTACTACATCATCTGTATAGTATGTTGTTGTTGCATTATATGTTCCATTCCATTTCATACCTGGAAGGAATGTTGACCATATACCGCCACCACTTGCTGGATCACTTGGGTTATTAGAAACTGTAGAAGTATGTACTACTTGTGCTTCCCATAATCTACCACCTTCTAATACAATATCTCCTGGATAGTATTCTGTAGAATCTTGCCAAATTCCTTTGTATTCAAAGGCTTCAACAAACACATCATAGTATTGTGTAGTTGTTGGTGTTGTACCTACTGGTGGAGTTTGTCCTTGTTTAACAATATATCTTTTTGCTCCATACTTGATAACGTCACCAGCGGAGTAAACTGTAGTATTATCCCATGTACCTCTTTCATTATAAGAAGTTGCAAAGATGTCCCAGTTGTTTGTTTCTGTTGGTGCTACGCCTGTTGAGTCATTTTTAGCAATGTAAAGATAACCACCGTATGTAACAATGTCTTGTAAGTAATAACTTTCAGAAGAATTATAAGCGCCTCTCCAGCCTGAACCTGCGGCAACTAATGCCCAATACGTTGAACTTTCACTAACAGTGATTGTTGACCAATCACCATCTGTTGCTTGTTCAGTCATGTCAGGATGATTATGACAATACCAGTATAAAGTATTTGGTGAACTTTGTGGTACTGTAATTCTTACCTGTCTTGTTGTTGCGGCATCAAATCCTGCTAGGTATTGTGTTTTACTTAACTGTAATTGTCCGTCTAAATAATATTCAACACCTTCTTCGTATACTGCACCTGCTGGTGTAGCATGAGTACCATTTCCTGTTCTTGAAAATAGTATTGGGTGTCCGTTGTTAGTACCACTATCTTGATTAAAGATATAAGTGTTACCTTCAGTAAACGCTAAGTCTGGTGCTTGTGTTCCGTCTACAAAATATCTGTTTCCACCAGTACCGCCTAGTGTGTCAACGTTAACAGTAATAGTATAAGTGGTTGTAGATGGGGTACCACTTGGTTTATTATTACCAGTTGTATGTTGTATGTTTAAGTAAAGTGAATTTCCATAAGTTATTAGGTTACCAATATTGTATTCTGAAGCGTTATTATATTCGCCATCATATTCAATACCTGAAATATATAAGTTTGCATCTGTGCTAGTAGAAGTTTCAAAGTTTGCTCCTGAAGTATGTCCTTCAGTTACAATATAAACGTTTGATTTGTACTTAACAATATCTCCACGTTTGTAAACTGTTGCTGTAACCCAATCACCTTTCCACTCAGTACCGCCTGCCATTTTTTCAAGTTTAGCACTTGAAAGATCGCCTTCGACATTTGAAGAAGTATGATTTTCTTTTACTACATATGATATACCACCATGTAGTACTACATCGTCTTTAATGTATGAGTAGCCTGTTACCCAAGCGCCTCTCCATTTAAACTTAATTCTACCTAGATTAAAATCTGCCATGTTCTATTACCCATCCTTATTTATTTATTTTGGCTCGGTGTGTGTATAATTCTCATTGAATCTAACAATAAGATTACCATCATCGTCGATAAAATAAAATTGATCCCTTCCACTAAACTTGTATTGATCATATAACGTATTACTATTTGGTTTTCCTGTTGTATGATTGTAGTTATCAAAACTATAGGTAATACCTTCCCAACTAGAATTTCCAGCATCAGTTGAAATTTCAAGTGTAGAATTTTTATCAATCATATCAAATTTTGTGTACTTTAGCATTCCGTCGTCGTTGACTGATAAAGCGTGAAAACTGTCATTTCTTGTACCAGCATATTCGCCGCCTCCGCCGCCGCCTCCGCCGCCGCCTCCGTCTGCTATAACTCTTGCATTACTTGCCAAAATAGTATCTCCGTTGTAAACTTAAAAGTATTTATGCTTATCTGGAAAAACTAATTCCGCCTGTAAAATTATACTTTAAACCACTTACAAAGGGTGTTTGTAAATATTTGTTATTAGCACCATTTAATGCTCTAAAATTTTGATAATCTGTACTAGGAGTACCAACAGTTGGGTCATTTAGTCTGTTATCTACTGCTTGATCTTGTAGCCACGCAAGACAATCTGCTTGTGTATAATGGGGTCTTGCTTGTAATAATTGAGTTAAAATACCACAAACTTGTGGTGATGCCATTGATGTTCCTTGTAACTTTCTAATTTTGTAACTTGCATTATCAGGGTGTGTTGTACTATTAGCATCTAAATCTGCTCCACTTGGAATTGCCGCTTGAATTGCATAACCAGGAGCAAAAATATCAACTCTTGGTCCTTTTTCGCTAAAGTCTGTAGATCGTTCTTTTACTAACTGTGTAACAAAATAACCTGATCGTCCTGCTTGAGTTGGATCATCTTGTGCTGGTGTATTTCCGTCTTGGAATATACTTCTAATTGTTGACAACGTAGGCCTACTAATAACAGGAGCAATATATGTATTGTGTAATGCATAACCTAGAGGATTATTTGTTTGAATACCAGACTGTGTACGCATATCGTCTGTCCATTCGGGACTAAGACTTCCATTTTCCCATAATTCTGTATACTCAAACATAGCAAAGTTTAGTAGAAACAAATATTCTTTTGCCGCTACTTCAAATGCATCTCCATCGGTCTTCCAATCATTTGATGGATTGTTATATCCTGACGGATCCCATTTACCTGCATCGTATGCTTCTTCCATTGCCGCATATAATGGACCAGTTGCCCAGTCTGAACTTATAAAAGGATACATTTTTAATGTTTGTGCATCTAAACCATGCATGTGTAATGTATGGAATACGTGTTCAATAACTTCTTGTGCATCAATGTCACCATCACCGTATCCATCGCCGGTTGAATTCAAATACCACACCATATCGTTCTGAACAGTATTATCAAACAAGTCTGTTAGATCCCAAAATACAATGCCAGCGTCTGTTAAAAAGTTTGTGCTATAGTCTGAGCCAGCACCTCTTGCTACTCTTTGTATTGTTGGTACCCCTGCATGATATGTTCCTGCGTCACCACTTAGGTTTTGTATTAATCCTCTTTGTGCTGATCCGTTTATTCCAGGTCCTGTTGGATCTGTAAAAAGTTCAAACATACGTGCTACTTTTTCAACAAACGAATCAGGAACTGCTGTTTGTCCTCCAACTGCACCTGCCGCCATAATTCTTACGCCATTAACTGTAACTTCACGTTTGAAAAAATCACTACCATTGCCTGTAACATTACTAAAAGCGCCATTGTTGTATTCTGGATCTGGTGATACGTTAGTATAATTATAGTCAATTGCTCCTGTACATATTACATTAGAACTTGCTTGAGGTGTTCCGCCTCGATGATAATATCTATTACCTAGCGTTGAACTTGTCCAGTAATTATTATAATCTAATCCAGTTGACAAATCCATTTTATGAGCCGCATTTCCTGCCGCAGATACTAGAATCATTCCTGCTTCGATACAATCTTCTATATCACTATCAACTGATGTTACTCTTATAGGGTGTGTATAAAGTCCACCATTTAAATTTCTTTGTATCATTCCGTATTGTGCTTCAGCAGAAGTGCCTGTCCAAGTTGTACCTCTCCAATTACCGCCAACAATATTTGTATAAGTTCCAAAGTATCCCCAACTCATATTAACTATAGTTGGTCTATCATTTTTCTTTAAATTATGCCAGGCTCTCATTAAATTAAAACTTGCACTTACACCATATAAATCTGTATCAAAAATCTTAATAGCATAAATGTCAGCGTTGTTTGCCCAGCCGTATAGTTTTCCTGCTGTTGTACTTGCACAATGAGTACCATGACCATATTGATCAGTATAGTGTTGAGCACCTTGGGTGTAAACACCACTCAATCCACTTTCGACTGGCCAATCAATTTGTTTTAATCTTGTAGTTACACCGTCTCTAGCAAGCCATTCAGGATGACCAACTTCTATTCCACTATCTTGTATTATAACATCAACACCTGTACCATCTAAATTATAAGCATGAGTATAGTCTGATGTTGTTCCTCCAGCATATCTACTTGTGCGTGAAGTACATTCAGCAAATGCCCATGGATAATCAGTATTATCAACTGTGTTATCTCTGTTGTGATTTCTTACAGGCTCAGTAACATTGTGCATAGGCATAATGCCATTTTCTGTTTTTGTACCCCAACGAACATCTCGTACTCTTGGGTCATTCTTTAATGTTTCTGCTTCTGCTTTTGTAAGAACAAAATCAAAGTTACTAATAGAATCTATTTTTTCGTTGTGTATTGTAACTGAACGTGCAGGAATAGAGTCACTACCAAAAGTAGTTGTCATATTATTTAAAAATTCGTCAGCATTAACACCTTTGTGCAATGTAACTACTGCTTTATTTTCTTCACTCATTTATACACCTTATGAAATGTTAATCGTGCCAACCATGCCGGCATGGAATTGACATTGATAATACAATGTTGATGGAGCATTCATTGGTACTTCAAAAATTATTACACCGTTTGCACTACCTGAAACACCAGTTGTGTATTGATTTCCTGTACCTGTTCCTGCAGTTGTTTTTATTAACAACGGATGTGCGCCACCTGTACCTGAGTTATCAAGATAATATGTATTGCCTTTTCTAAAATATAAATCTGGATCATTTGGTGTTCCTGTTAATCCCGGGCCGCCTACTTGATAGTTACTTGCATCAGTAGCATTAAATTCGTAACGATAACTTGGACCGTTTGCATTCACCCAGTTAGTTCCGTTATAAACTAACATTTGTCCTGTTTCAACTGAACTTAGATTAACATCAGTTAGTTGTGTTAAATTACTTGCACCGCCACTAGCAGTACTATTAATTGTAATAGTATCACTACTGTTATTAGTAGTAATTGAAATATCTGTTCCAGCAACAAGTGTTAATGTATCTGTTGAAGATTCTGCTACAACATCATTTTGTCCTGCAACCACTATAGTTTCAAAAGAATTAGAACTACTACCTGATGAATTAATTGTAATGTTACCTTCAGCATCACTTGCTGTAGTTACGTTTGTACCACCTATAATTTTTATACTTTCGCCAGGGCCTACATTTCTAATTGTAGAATCGTCTGCACCAATACCAAAACTTGTAAGTGTGTTTTCGTCAACGTATTTTTTAGTAGCCGCATCTTGTGCATTTGTTGGATCTAATAATCTTACAATTTTAGTATCTTGCAAATTAATTTCACCTACAACATCAAATAACAAATCATTTCCAGATTGTAATGTAGGAGTTCCTGCACCGCTACTTTGTATACTAGGTGCATCGATAACTGCCGCTGTAATGGTGCCTGTGCTTGTAATAGAGCCTGTTGTACCAGTGATAGCAACATTTTGTACACTTAGAGTGTTTGTACCGTTATTCCACGATAAACCGCTTGATGTGTTTACTAGTGTTGTTCCTGTTGCTGAGTAATATGCAATTCTACCTGCTAGACCACTTGTTACTGTTCCTGAGCCTCCTGCTCCTGCACTTGCATTAATTGTAATTTCATCAGTAGTTGGATCAGTAGTAAGTGTAATATTTGATCCTGCTACAAGTGTTAAAGTATCTGTTGTTGAATCTGCAACAACATCTCCCTGTCCATTTACACTGATAGTATTAAATGTATTTGCACTTGTGCTTGAATTAATAGTTAACGTGTCGCCAACAACTGCTGTTGTAATTCCTGTACCACCTGTAACTGTAAGTGTATCGCTTACTGTATTTGCTGTTGCTGTACCACTGTCACTGGCAATGTTTAACCAGTTAGGTGCATCGTTGTTTATTGTTAGTGTACTTCCTGCAACAATAGTTCCAATTCCTGTACCGCCAGCAATAGTAATAGCATCGTCAGTTGTTGTCGGAGTTACTGTTCCGTTATCACTTACAACACTTGTAAATTTATTTTCATTATCTACAGCAAATGTAATTGTATCTGTAAGATTGTTTGTTGTAATTGTAAGTCCACTGCCGCCTGCTAAAGTTAATGTGTCATTTACAACATCAGCAACTACACTATTTTGTCCTGACACAGCAATAGTTTCAAACAAGTTTTGTGAACCACCTGATCCGCCTGTGTTTGTAATAGTTACAGTATCTCCTACAATACTTGTAGTAATACCTACTCCGCCTGTAATTGTAAATGTATCAGTTATTGCGTTTGCAGTTGTAGTTCCTGTATCGGCTGTAAATGTTGCAAATACATTTTGTGAACTAGCAACTGTTCCTGGTTTCCATTTACCTGCAGAACCATCCCAAATCAGTGCTTGGTCAGTTGCTGGTGCTGTACTATCTACATTATTAAGATCACTTAATACCGCGGCCGCAACTCTTAAATCTGCTCTAGCATCTGCCCTTGTGTTTGTAAAATATAAATTATTTGTACCTTCAGATAAACCGTCTGTGTCTGCAATATTGTTAGGTGATACAAATGCAAAGTTTCCTGCGCCATCTGTGCTTAATAAATCTCCTGACGAACCGTCAACAACATCTACCTTTTCTATAGTAATTAAACTGTTAGGTATTTGTGAATAAGCAATTTGACCACTTAGATCAAAAAAGTTTGCTACTGTTCCTGCACCGCCACCGCCACTAGACACTGTAATAAATGATAAATTTCCTGATCCGTCTGTAGCAAGTACTTGCCCCATAGTACCATCACTAACTTGTAGTTCATTAACTCCAACAGTGTTTGCTTTAAGTTGTACATTATCAGTGGTACCTGTTACATCACCGCCTACATTGTAGTTAGAAGGAAAAGTAATATCGCCAAAACTTAAAACTCCACTACCATTAGTAGTTAAAAATTGTCCTGCACTACCATCTGAAAAATTTAGTTCATTTAGTGTAACACTTCCTGCTGGAACACTTGCACTTGTAATAGGTGAAAAACCTCTAACATTAATTTCAGCACCATCAATTGGTGGACTTTGTGAACTATCTTCTTCGGTAAAACTTAATATGTTAGAGTCAAATATTCTAAAATCTTTATTTGCTCTCATTTGAACACCATTGTTTGTTACAATAATGTCATTAGCGTTTGCTACATTGTTTGTTAGTATAAATTCGTATGTTGTTCCGTCGCCTATAAAGTATTCTGTAAAAGCAAACGGAAATGGTCCCATGCTTCCCCATGCGGATCCATTGTAAATTTCCATTACATTTAAATCTGTGTTATATCGAATTTCACCTTGGTTTGGTGATGGATTTCTATTTGCTGTATTGCCACGCGGTACTGTTATACCCGTGCTACCGTCAAATACTAAACTCCCTGATATTTGTCCACTTGATACTCTAGTTCTTGCCATACGATTATTCCTTGTTACGTATATTTAGCGTGTAGCCAAAGATACGCTTTACGTAAAATATATAACATAATTAAGTATATGCTGTTAAAACACAATTATTGGTTCTATACGTCTGCACTATCAAACGAGTTTTGCGATAGTGTACTTGCGTTAGGCAAAAACAAAATAGAAGAAATCAAACAGAATGAAGGTTCTGCGGAAGGTTGGACGTGGGGAGGTGGAGAAAAAAGTAACAAACCAGAAGCAAATCCCCAAACAGATAAAACCCGTAGTGAGTTAATTGAAGAAGGTATTCAGCCAGAATCTACTTACGTAAGAGATAGTGAAGTATCTTGGTTAGATGATGAATGGGTTTATGATGAAATTACTCCATATGTAGAACTAGCAAATTACAATGCAGGCTGGAACTTTGATATTGATTTTCACGAATCTTTTCAATTTACAAAATATAATCCTGCAGGATTTTATGGGTGGCACAGAGACGGAAACAGCGACCATTTAGGAAAATTTAAAAGATTTATTCCAGGTATAACACACGAAGATGAAGGCAGAATTCCTACAGGACACACACTTAATCCAGACATGGTAGGAAAAGTAAGAAAGTTAAGTGTAACAATCAATATTGCTGAACCTGAAAGTTATGAAGGTGGAGATTTAAAGTTCGATTTTGGTGAACATACAGACAGCGGCAATCGTTTTCATACATGCGAGGAAATACGCCCACGGGGAAGTATAATTGTATTTCCTAGTTTTTTACCCCATTGTGTTACTCCTGTAACAAAAGGTACAAGGTACAGTTTAGTACTATGGAGTTTAGGAAGGCCATTTAGATGAGCGACGAAATTCAAAATTTTTTTAAAGATAATGGTTATGTTGTAATCAACAACTTTATAGATAAGCAATTTGCACACATACTTTATGAATATATAAAGATAAATGTACAACGTTCAGATTACAAATATCAAAATGATATAGATTTATACAACGAGCATTGGGACGGTAATTGGATTGATCCACAAGCACCCGGGGCATACAGTAGGTATGGAGATCCAATGTTTGATACAATTTTAAATGAAGCATCTAATATCATGCAAAATTATACAGGCTCTAATACTATTCCTACCTATAGTTATTATAGATTGTATACACAAAACGATGAACTAGTAAGACACAAAGATCGACCTAGTTGTGAAATTAGTACAACACTTTGTATTGGTTATGATGTTGAAAATGTAGATCAAAATACATATCCAGATTATAATTGGCCTATGTGGGTACAAAATAAAAACGGTGAAGAACTACCTATAAAACTTTATCCAGGTGATATGATTATATACAGAGGTCATGAGATAGATCACTGGCGTGAACCTTTTAAAGGACGCAATCATGCACAGGTATTCTTACATTACAACGACGAAGATGGTCCTTTTGCTAAAAAATGGGATGGCCGCCCTATTTTAGGTATACCAAGAGGGTTCCAAACAAGGAGAGAAAAATGAGTTTTGATTTAAACAACCTAAGTGAAGAAATGTTTAATTACGATAATTTAAATGATGAACATAAAAAGGCGGCAGTTGAAATATTACGTCTTATGCAACAACACGGTGATCCTTTAATTGTAAACGAACTAGTTAAGAAAAACTTTGCATTAGATCCTATGCCTAAAATAAACCCTGAAGAAAGTTTATTTGTAAAAGCATGTAAAGAAGGTGGACAATATGTCAACATACAAGGACATGTAGAAGATAATGGGGTTCTATATCCTGTTTGTAGTATAACAGATGACATAAGAAAATTAGATCAGTTATTTGGTGTAATTAAAGATTTTAAAGTTGAATGAAAGTAGTAGGTATTAATCGTATCCATAATAGTGCAGTGACCTATTTAGAAAATGGGGAACTTAAATTCCATCTGGAAAATGAAAGACTATCAAACATAAAATACGATTCATATCCTTTTTTAACATTAAACAAACTAAAAACATATACAAAAGATATTGACAGTCTTGCTATTGCAGGATGTAATAATCTAAAAACTTTTGAAGATTTTACTTCAAGTGATGTGTATAGCGAATATGTACAAGGTCTAAATAAAAGTTTTTTAGACAAAGGATTTGATGTATGTGATTATGGAATGGATCATCATTTCTTACATGCCGCACATGCTTTTTACAACAGTGGATTTGACACTGCACTATGTATAGTAAAAGATGGCATGGGCAGTGAATATCCTATTACAGACAGCAATTTTAAATCAGGAAGTTATGGTAGAGAAATATCAAGTGTATTTGAAGGTTCCTATCCTAACATGTTTTATCAAGTTGAAAGAGAAGTTTATGTTCCGTTTGACTGTAACTATACCAGCGACAATGTAACTTATACAAACACCGTAAGTGAAGGATTAGCCTTCCAAAAAACAGCAAAACATTTTGGATTTCACGAATTAGATGCTGGAAAAGTAATGGGAATGGCAAGTTACGGTAAGCCTGATCCTAATGTTCCTCCTATATATGTAGATAATAAAATTAATCCAGAATTGTTTAATAATGAATTATCAACTACAAAAGAAGTTACATTAAACGTAAAAAATTATCCATATTTAGATACAGATGATTTTCAAATACAAGCAAATTTTGCTCGTGCTTTACAAGAAGCAACACAACACAAAGTACTGAATGATATAATTAGATTGGTAGAAAAAACTGGACACAATAATGTTTGTTTATCAGGTGGTTATTTTTTAAATTGTGTTGCCAATTATTATTACAAAAAACGCTTACCAAAAAATATTAATTTATACATAGAACCAATTAGTAGTGATGCTGGAACAAGTTTTGGTGCGGCCAAATACTTGCACCATACAAGTACTAAAGACACTACTAAAAGGCCTCTTAAAACGCTATACACGGGCCTACAGTACACGTTAACACTTGATGACATACAAACTACTACATACAGCAATACAGATGCTAAAACAGTCGCAAATCTAATTGCTGATGGAAATATTGTTGCTATATATCAAGGTAGAAGCGAAGGTGGGCCTAGAGCATTAGGTAATAGATCAATACTTTTTGATCCACGCAATCCAAAAGGAAAAGATATTGTAAACACTGTTAAAAACAGAGAATGGTTTAGGCCGTTTGCAGGAACTATACTTTTGGAAAAAGTAAATGATTGGTTTGATATGGCAGGCTTAGATGAATCTCCATATATGATGTACGCTGTAGATACAGTAAAAAATAAGATAGATAGTATACCTGCAATTAATCATATAGATAATACATGTAGAGTACAAACACTCACACAAAAACAAAATCCAAATTTTTATAAACTAATAAAAGAATTTGAAAATATAACACAGGTTCCTATATTGTTTAATACAAGTTTTAATCTTGCAGGCGATTGTATAGTTGAAACAATACAAGATGCTATAGATACTCTACAAAAAAGCAAAATTGATTATTTGTATGTTCCCGAATTAGGAGTATTAATAAAATGAGTATTCAATTAGAACATTGGTTCCCTACTACTATAGGATATGTTTTTAATCCTCATCATGATAAAATAGAAAAAGATTTAATTGAGCATTGTAAAAATTTAAAACTGTCTGTACAGCCGGGAGGACAAGACTGGTTGTCTAAAGATACATATAATACTAGTGACGGAAAACATGATTGTTTTGAAGATGAAAAATTTTCTACACTTAATAAATGGGTATCAGAACAAGTTAATAATTATGCTCAAATGCTTAAAATTAAAAATACATTAATCCCACATTGTAGTTGGTTTAATATATACGATAAAAATGATTACCAAGAGTTTCATGTACACCCTGGTCTAACTATAAGTGCAATTTATATGTTAGCAGGAGATAAAGATAGTGCAAAGGTATATTTTAAAAGTCCTAAAAATGAGATGTTTCATATAGAATATGAAGAATTTTCTAATAATACATTTGGTACTATTAACTACAATGTTGATGCAGGTAAACTATTAATGTTTACTAGTGATACTAGTCATAGTGTAGAACGTCATAATAACAGCAATGATAGAATAACAATATCTTACAACTTTATACAAGAAAGAAGTTAAAATGAGTTTTAAAAAGGATTTATATAAAGAAATTAAAAGTGCAGTTCCTAAAGAAGTTTGCAGAGTAGCGGCTCGTGAATTTGAAATGGCAAAAGACATTGCCACTGCGGCTGTTAGAGATGGACATAAATTTCCCTATCAAGATGAGATGGTTGAAAATAGTTTTAGTTGGTACAGTGCTTTAGCATTTGAAAGTTTAAGTGATACAATAATAAAGGATATTGTTGAAAAAGAAATAGGAGAACCTGTTTTTCCTACATATACCTATGCAAGAATATACTATACAGGTGCAGAAATGAAATATCATATTGACCGAAGTAGTAGTGAATTTAGTGTATCATTATGTGTTAAAACAGATCCTAATCACCCGTGGCACTTAGGAATGGAAACGTTGCAAGGCGAAAGAAAATATATTGTACAAGAACCCGGGGATGCAGTATTATATAAAGGTAATGAACTTTTTCATTGGAGAGATCCTTACGAGGGAACAGAACAAATAAATGCTTTTTTCTTTTTTGTAAGAGCAAAAGGTCCTAAAGCAGTTTTAAAATATGATACTAGACCTATGCTTGGTATGGGTCCTGAAACTCGCAAATGGGATAGTGATAAACAATGGAAATTATTTCCAGGTCCAAAAGAAAATCCAACTCATGAATAATTTTATAGAAGTAGGCGAAGTAGGAGTTATTCTTTGTGATCTACCTACACAACTAAAAACTAAACTCGATACTATTACTGATAACTTACAACAAGATTTTACAAAAGGAAATAGTTTCAATGACAATCTAGTAGGACATATTAAACACGAATATGCTTTAGACTATGACACAGATTTAGATATTTTCTTAAACAATCTTATTACAGATTATAATGAAAAATATCCAAATTACCTTAAAGATTACAATGTATTATTCAACGATGCTCCGTTAGGATTACACAACCATTGGGTTAATTTTCAAAAGAAGCATGAATTTAATCCTCCTCATTCTCACAGTGGTGTTTTTAGTTTTGTAATATGGTTAAAGATACCTTATGATTTACAAGAAGAATTAGACTACTTTGGCAATGTAAATCAAGGAAGTAAGACAAGTATGTTTAATTTTTTATATACAGATGGGTTAGGTAAAATAAAAACTTACAATATACATGTAGACAAAAACTTTGAAGGAAAAATATGTATGTTTCCTTCAGAAATGTTACACTATGTAAATCCGTTTTATACTTCTAATGATTATCGTATAAGTTTAAGTGGAAATATAAAACTACAAAACTAATTGTTTTAGTATCTTACAATAACAATACCTGGTCCACCACGGCCACCTGCGCCACCACCTGATGGGTTAGCACCTGCGCCACCGCCACCGCCAGCACCACGGTTATTACTACCGTCGCCGCCGTTTTGACCTGGCTCACCACCAAAGCCGCCTCCTCCAGAGCCGCCTCCTGCACCAATACTAGTAGAAGATCCTGATCCTCCTCCACCGCCTCCAGCGTATGTTACTGTTGAACCTGAAATATCTGAGTTACGTCCTGAACCACCTGGTGCTCTACGTCCGTTACCACCAGTACCGCCGACTCCACCAGCGCCGCCGCCACCTGCTCCTGAATATGGTGATTGGTTTGGATTTGGTCCACCAGCATTACCGTAACCGTATGTTCCACTATCTCCTGGTTGTCCTGGTTGTTCTGCAGATCCTGTTGGTCCACTTGCAGAACCTCCGCCTCCACGTCCACCGCCTGATCCACCTGGCCCACCGTTTGCTATTGGTCCTCCTGGACCACAGCCACCGTAACCACCACCAATTGCTGTTAGTGTTCCGAATGTAGTATTTGTTCCTTTTTCTCCTGGTGTCTCTCCACCTGAGTAACCGTTAGCGCCTCCGAAGCCTCCACGTCCGATTGATCCACTTACGGATCCTCCTGGACTAACTGGGAAACTAGGTACATCAATCATGCCGCCTGCTCCTGCACCTGCACCACCGTCAGTACCGCCGGAGTTAGCACCACCATTACGTGTACCACCGCCACCACCACCTGCAACTACAAGTACTCTAACTGAACTAACGCCAGTTGGTACGTTGAAAGTAAATCCGCCTGTGGATGTATAAGTTGATGTTACTGGTGCTTTAACTGTAATAGAAAATGCTCTATCTAGTGTGTCACCTTCGTTGTCTGTTGCTCTAACAGTAAAGTTTGAAGTTGTGTCTGATCCTTGGGCACTTGCTGTACCTGTAATTGTACCATTAGCATTAAAAGTCATTCCTGACGGAACTGATCCACTTACTATTGAGTATGTAGGAGTTCCACCGTCAGCATCTGTTGCTGTAAGTGTAATTGTAGGATAACCTGATCTACCACTATCATAAATTGTAGCAACACTTCCTGCTCCTGTTGACCAAACTGGAAATGTATTAATTGTTCCCGCTGGTTCTAACACTGCTGAAAGTCCTGATGGATTAGTTACTTTTATTCCATAACTCTGTGCTGGAACAAAGTTAACAGTTGCCGCATTTGTTGCACAAGTGAGTTCACCTGAGTTTACAAAAGTTGTTGAAAGTGTTCTGTCAATGTTACTAACACCTGCACCAGTTACTTGTACTTGTGATCCAGTTTTAAAATTTGATCCTGTAATAGTAATAGTAGCGTCGGTTGCTTCATAAATTGTACCAGTTTGATTACTAACAGTTGGCGGAGCATCAATACCTGCCCAACCTGTTGAATTGTATTGCTCTAAAAAACCTAAAGTAGAATTATATCTAAGTTCACCTACTGATCCAGTTGGCCGTTGTGCTGATGTGCCTCCCGGAACTTTAATACTTCCAGTACCAGTAAACCTTCTATTTTTTCCAGTAAAATCTCTTAAATCACTCATTATAATACCTCAATCAATTTCCAGCCGTGTGTGGCATTTGTATATACAAGACCTATTGCTGAATTTTCTGTAGACAGTGTCAAGTCTTCTGCTAGTCCCATTATGTTATTTCCATTTCTTCCTAATACTAGGTTGTTGCTATCAAAAGTTCCTGCTAGATCTAAAATTCTTACAGCATCGCCCATTGCTGGTGACGCTGGAAGTGTTATAATAAAACCGCCGCTTGTTGTATCACACATAAAGCCTTCGCCTTTTGTGATTGCAGTTGCGGTAGAAACTTCTGACCATTTAATACTACCTGCTGGTTCCCAACTAGATGCTCCATAAACTTCTAAACTATTTGTTGTAGTGTTGTATCTGAACATACCTGATACAGGTGAACCTGGTCTATTAGCAGTTGTACCACTTGGTAATTTAAAGTGTGAACCACCAATCTCTGCTACTTCAACACCTGCAATATCAAAGTCAATTGTGTCTGTGGCCGCACCATTTCCGTTTACTTCTACTTTAGATTGTGAAGGACTATTACCTGCAACAATAGTACCTTGGCTTGCACTTAGACTTGTAATTTCTTGATCAACATAAGTTTTAACTGCTTTTTCTGTTGGAACTGATTCATCTGAATTATCAGCAAAAGTACCATCAGTACTAAATTCGTTAACTGTAGCACCCTGCCTACCTGCTGTAATACTACCTAGTTGTAGTTCGTTCAAACCAGATAAATCAAACTCTTCAGACGAAAGTGTTGCTCGTCCTGTTGCTTGTTCAACTTTGAAATAGTCACCTACTCTAAAGTTACCGTCTTGGTCTGTTGTTACATAGAAAACTCTACCACCATCTTCAGCAAGTGTTTCTTTATTCTGATCCGGTTGCTGTGGATAATCTGCTTGAATAATAACTGGATAATTTGTATCTGCAAATCCGCCAGTACCAATATCTAAGAAGTCATGTCCGCTCATTCTAACTTGACTAAATGCTTCACGGAATACAACTGATGTACTATCGTCTGGTGTTTTGTTACTCGGAATAGCAGGATCTATTTGTATTGTACCAATACCTGTGTTTGGATCAAAATTACTTACACCAATAACAAAATATGTTTCTGTGTCTCCTGTAATTTGTAATACAGAACCTTCTTTTGGTGATCTTGTTAAGCCATCAATTGTAAAAATTACACCTGTTCCAATACCTGCAAAACCTTGTCTATTTGCTACAAGTGTTCTTGTTTGACTAGGTGATTGGTTAAGTGTAAGTGTTGAGTCAGTACTTCCTAAAGTAAGGCTGGCCGCTGTTATTTCTTCAATTGATTTAGTAACTACTGTGTTTGTAGTTTGTGTGGCTCCGACGATCGCCGCAAACACATAACTTCCAGATGTTACAGTACCAATTCCTGAGGCAATGTTACGTTGTACATTTAATATAACACTATTACCTTGTTCCGAACCTGCGGCAATAACATTAACACCGTCAAGCATTACACCGTTAAGTGCTATATTGCTAGTTCCGTTATCAAAAATTTGTGTCCATGATTCTACTCCAGCACTTGAATATCTTGCTACTAATCCAGTATTATTATTGTTAGTACCTTCGTTCATATAACCTACAAGGTATACATCATTGCCAAAAGGTAAAACATCTTTCCATTCGCCTTCTTCTGTACTTAATGCTAATTGTTTTTGCCATGCAATATCACCTTTTACATTTATTCTAAATGCTAAAGGATTTTTGTTTACTGCGCCGGCATCATAATAACCTACTGCTACCAAATAGATACCATCACCGTTACCTGTGTCTAATCTTAATTTGTTTATTCTTACATCACCATAAATGTATGATGCTACGTAAGCACCGTTTGATTCAAGTCTTGTAATAACTGATTGGTTAGCAGTTGAATCGTAACTTGCAATATATATATTACCAGACGCTGTTGCATCACCTGCTAGTGCATATGTATCTGTTGATGTAGTCGGTGTTGCCGCTACACATGCAGAACTTGCAACAAGTGTATTTGCCGCGGCACTATCATTATATTCTAATGTTCTTGACCATTGTTCTATACCTGATGGATTTAATTTTGTTACACTTGATCCTGTTGTTGTATGTGTACCGATGGCATATAAGTTATTACCATCTGTTGTTATATCAGCAATTTCTGAAGTATCACCAATAGTTTTCTGCCATTGTATTTCACCTGCTTTAGAAATACTTAAAACAAAACCTTTATTTGTTGCACTATCATATATAACACCGCCTGCATAATATCTGTCACTTACTTCTACAACACTATGAACTGCTCCATAACTGCTTTCGTAAGTGTACACCCAGTCTAAACTTCCTGCTGAATTAAATTTACAAATAAATGGATAACTTGCTGTGTTTGACCAACTTGAAGTTACATCTGTACCTGTAGGATTTGTATGTCCTACGAAAATTCTATTACCAACACTATCTCTATAACTTGTAAACACATGTACATTTGTGCCTAATTGTGTAACTGAATTAATAGTTTGATCGGTTAACTGTAATGTTCCTGTTAGGGGTGTTTCTAATTGTGAATACCCACGAGCAACAGCGCCATATTCTCCATATGAGTTGTTACCAACAATAGCACGAATTTTACCACCGCTTTCTGCAAGATAACCGTTATTACAGTAATATGTAAAACAACTTACAATCTCAGTTCTACCATCATTTAGTGCATGTACACCAACGCCGTCACTGTTAATCTGTGTCCAATCATTTGCAACCATACTCTTATAACCACCGTTGTGTAGAGCACCGTCGATTTTAAATCCAGTTCCGCCTGGAGTAAATGAAGTACAGTTTTGTACATAAGGTGATTGTGAAGTAATCCAAACACTTGTATCATCAGGACCAGTACCTGGATCTAATCCTACAATAACACTTCCTGTTGAGAAATTTCTAAACACAAAGTTACGTAATCTACAACCGTTGTTCATGTGGAACACATCGGAGTTAGCATTTGGTGTTGATCCATCATCGGATATACCAACACCGAACCCGTTGTCATTTGTAGTATCCGGTCCAAGTGTAACAGCACCTAAGCCGTTACCTTCAAGTACTACACTGCGTCCTACTTTGATTGGACATTGTTCTGTGTATGTACCTGCTTGAACGTTAATACGGCATTGTCCTAAACTAAATGTTTGAGTTGCCGCATGTTTAAGTGTTTTCCAAGACGTTGTAGGTGTTCTACCATCGTTTGTATCATCTCCTTGTGGAGATACATAATAATCATTTTGTGGAGTTAAGTGTCCCCAATATGGCGCACCATCTTTAACTGTTAAGAAAGAACCACTAGGACCAACTGGCAATCTTGTTGTTTGTGTTGCATCTCTAAAGATTATATCACCTTTAGTTGTTAAAACAGCATTCGAATCACCTTGTGCCATCATCTGCCAAATAGCATTATCAGTACCTGGTGTTGTACCTGTATTGTCTGCTGTTAATGAAACGTAACTTGAAGTAGCATATTCTACAACATCGCCTATTTCATATTCAGTTGCAATGTCCCAAGCACCTCTCCAATAAAAACCATCTGAAAATAATTCCCAATAATCTGCATTTGGTGGCTCAGGGGAAGTAGAGCCATCATTTTCATACCCTTCAGTACAAATATATGATCTACCATTTAATCTAACTACATCTCCCGGTTTATAACTAGTGGAGCCATCGTAGCCACCTTTCCAGTTAAATCCATCTACTAGTAAATCCCATCCACTAGTATCAATTGTTGGGGGTGTTTGTGGATTTACATTATCATAAAAAATTGCACTTTTACAAACATAAATTTTACCACCATATTTTACAACATGGTTAGGTGCATAATCTGAAATATTATTCCAATCTTGTAACCATTTTAAACCTGTTGATAATATATCCCAAAAAGCAGTGTTACTTGGATTTTCAGTTTGACCTAACGGTCTTTTTGTTGATTGTACAACATATTGATTACCACCGTAGTTAACAACGTCACCTGGTCTATACTGTGTAGCATCTCCCCATGCTCCTACATTTTCATATCCTTTTGAATAGATATCCCAATATACAGTATTTGTTGGATCGTTGTTTAATGAATTTTGTTTACATACGTATAAGAAACCACCATAATAAACTATATCACCTTTTTGATAATTTACTGAAATACTGTAATCGCCTTCAAATTGTTGGCCATCTACAAATTTACTCCAGTAACCTGGCTGATCATATGGATTTTGATTTGTGCTTTCTTGTAAAGCAATATATACTGCTCCACCGTATGTTACTGTTTGTCCTTTTTTGTATAGTGTTGAGGTTCCCCATACTCCTGCACTTTCAAGTCCTTCTGACATTACCTCGAATTTTGATGAATTATTAACAAAAACAGTGTCACTTGTATGAGCGTCAATACAAACGTAGACACTAGGACCGTATTTTACAATATCGTCTTTGTTATATGCAGTGGTAGGAGCCCAATCGCCCTTCCACGTAAATTTTAAATTTCCTAGGTTAATAACTGTCATTGTGGGTTCTCTCTATACGTATATATTAGTTGTCCATTGGTATTTATCGAATACTTTCCATCATCGTCACCAATGTATTTTTCAGTAAACAAATCAACATTGTTACCGTCTTTAAGTTTAACTTCTCCGCTAGTAATTCTAGTATATTCTAAATTACCATTTGAATTCTTATTAAATCCATGGAAACAACTACGTCCTTGGCCACTTCCTGCAGGACCACCTTGTGGATTTCCAATAAAATTAGGTATAGTTGCCATATTACGTTATCTCCAATACACTTACAATGCTATCTAAACTATTTGCAGTATCTGATCTAACGCATAGTTCTTGATTAGGCTTAATAACAAGTTTTTGTTCTCCACCTACTGGTACAGTTGCCGCACCTGCATTTAATGTTGTTCCTTTAAGTAGATATACTTCTGTACTATCTACATCACGCACAAATATATCTAATACAACACTATTTGATGTTCTATTTGATACTGTAAACCCGATAATTGTAGTGTAAATTACACTAGCACCAGGGGTGTATACAGTTACATCTGCTGTTCCTATTCCTGCATTTAATTTGTTATCAAAACTGTTTGCCATACTATTAATTATCCTAACGCTATCGAATATGTTATTGCTTCATCTACTGCTTGTGCCCTTGTTATTACATTTGGAGCAGGTATAGTACTATAATTTACTATACTTATTGCCACTGTATCACTTGGAGCAGTATCAAATGTTAATGTTGTACCACTAACACTAAATTCACTTGGGTTTGTATACACACCATTTAAGAACACTAACACTCCGTACTTATCTAATGCTTCGTTTGCCATTATAAAAGCGACAGTACTACCATCACCTGTAAACGAATCTACATTAGTTGCCGGAACACTTGGACTGCTTAAATGTCTTACATCAACTATCGCACCATTCTCAACTGGATATGCAGTTGATGTACTATCTATAAAGATTAATTCTTTTCCAGCAATAATATATGCTTCGCCTGGAGTCTGCACAACACCGTTAATAGCAACCATAAGTGATTCTGCTGAGTTTGGTGTAGTTGAAAGTGTAAAGGCGTATTCTGTACCATCACCTGTAAATGATTGTTGTGTTACTGGAGTGCCATAACCAATACCTAAATAACTCCATCCACCATTTGCAAAGTATGCTTCAAATTTATCAGTTTCAGTGTTTAATCTTACTTCACCAGTTGTTGGAGAAACTGCACGTTCTGCTGTTGTTCCTCTTGGTAATATAAGCCTACCATCTTCAAAATCTATAGCACCGTCCGCTTTAGCAGTAGTTCCGTTGTCACTTGTAATTGCTTTTTTATCTGTATCAGTTACTACAAGTTTACTTGCAGAATAACCTTTAAGTTTTACTGTGTTAGCAGATATAGTTTCGTATCCACTGATTGTAATGTCACCAACTTGTGTACCTTGTTCAATTGATCTTATTGCCGCAAATTCATCTTCGCTTTCATCGTAAACAAATCCAACGTTAATATCACTTCCTCTTTCAAGGATCATACCCATGTCAACTGCGTTGGCTCCACTTGCACTTTGGTTAAGCGAAATCAAAGGATCTGTAAAGAATACGTTACCTGAACTACTCGGTGCACTTGATCCACCATCAATTAAAACTCTACCTGTTCCGTTTGCACGTAAAATTAAATCTTCGTTTGTATTAATATTTTCAATTACGTTATCGTTAATACTAACTTTGTTATCTACAACAAGTCCACCTCTCGAAATAATAACTTTTGGATAGTCTGGTGGAGTTTCTCCGTAGTTGTTACCTACATAAAATGTAAATTGGTCTGAGTCATCATTCGCAGTTTCAACAGTTACATATGTGTCACCGTCGCCATCTGTAATTGAACCACCGCCAATTAATTCCCATGCACTACCGGACCATGCTTCAATTGATCTTAAATTACTATTATATCTAATAACACCTGTATCACCTGTTCCATACCCTACATGTCTTTGCAGTGTTGTACCTGTTGGAATTTTAATACCAACAGTACCTGTAAAGTCAACATAAGAACCAGCAGTAACATCTAATGCTTTTATTTTATCAGTTGCAAATCCGTTTGTTGAATCTAGTTCTGCGGCCTTAGTAGCACCTGTGTAAAAATCTAATCTATCTTCATCAGCACCAGGAACACTTTCTGGAATAATATAAGTGTCGTTGTCAACATCACGTACTCCGCCTAAACTTGACCAAGCAGTTCCGTTAAAGCCTTCAAATTGTGTTGTATCAGTATTAAATCTTACTGTACCTTTTAATAAGTTTACATTTCCTGTTGGACGTTCTGCATCTGTACCAACTGGTAACTTAATAGCAGTTGTGTTGTCAAACTTAATAAAATCATCTGTTAGTGGTTGTAAAGTATTTGTTCTAAAACTTGTTGCATCTAACTGTGCAGTTTCAGTACCACCTGTAAAGAATTGTAAAATATCTTCATCATTACCTGGGCCTGTTTCTGGTTGAATATATGTATCACTGTCGACATCTCTAACACCGCCCAAAGAACTCCATGCATTAGTTGCATATCCTTCAAACTGTTGTGTTGTTGTATTAAAACGTATGTGTCCTGTAACACCAGTTGGTCTTTGTATTGTTGTACCAGTCGGAATATTAAGTGCTTCATTACCAACAATATCAACATAACCTGTTTGGTTACCTTGTAGTTCTAAGTTTGCACCTGATATGGTTGTTTCTAAACCGTTGTTTCTAATTAAAACATTGTCAACTTGTATTTGTGTTGCATTAACTTGATTTTCTTCTAAGATCATAATCAAGTTAGAAGTTGAACCATCACCTCCGTAGAAGTTTTTAATGTGTGCATTTCTCCAACGTTTTGTAGTTTTACCTACATCGTATGTAATGTCTGCATCAGGAATTAAATTACTGTTAAGATCTGCATTGATTGTAATATTATCTGTATCTTGGTTACCTAGTGTAATGTTACCTTCTAAATCAATGTTACCACTTACATTTAAGTTACCTGTAATATTAGTTTCACCTGTAGTAGGTGTTAAGTTTAAATCACCTGTTGAAGTTGAAATAGTATTTCCTGATAGTACAATATTACCTGTTGCAACTTGTCCTGGATCAATGATAGTAGTGTTAGCACCGTTAGTAAAATTAATACCTGACAATGAACTAACATCAAATGTTCCACCAGTAAATGTAACTGCACCTGTGTCTTGATCTACATAAAATAAGTCACCAATTCTATAATCACCAAATTGGTCAGTTGAATTATAAAATACTCTACCTGCATTTACTTCAACAACTTCGTTTGCTTGTGCAACATCGTTATCGTTATTATCAAACTTTTTACCTGTACCAATGTATCCAAAATCATGTGAACTCATTCTTAAACGTACATCTGGACCATCTGCTCTAATACCAAACTGTCCATAAACGTTTGCTGATGCAATAGAACGCATTTCTGCGCCAAAATCTTTTCTGTCGTATCTTAAAATACTTGTTGCAGTTGCACCACTGCCTGTTGTTGCTACAATACTTTGAGGTGTTGTATCAAAACCATCTAAGCCATCATAACGTCCGTCAACAATAAGTGTATCACTTCCGCTTACGCTTTCAACTGTACATGTTGTTACTGTTGATCCGTCAGTTGATGTAAATGTAACTACATCACCTGCTAGGAATGTTCCTGTAATGCCGCCTAGTTGAATTTTAGTTTTACCATCATTAAACGTACCTGCTGTTCCTGCTAGACCTGTAATACCTTGTTCAGCAAAGTAAATGAAACTGTTAAGCCATTCTGCTCTACCACCTTCAGTAATAATAATACCTTTTGAATTTGGAACAATAAGTGTTACACTGTCAAACAACATTGCCGCTTCAATTGATCCTGAAGCAATAGCACTACCATCTATAAGAATACCTCTACCAGCGTCCCCTGCATCATAACCATAAGGATCATCTGATCCGTTAGTTCCAAGTCTAACACTTGAACCAAAGTTTAATACTGTAACATCTTTAATATATGCTGAACGTCTTGAAATACTTGCGTTTGGTTGATAACAAAAAGCATAACCTGTTGTACCACTCCATTCCATTTCTCTTACTGTTAAGTTTTCAACAGTACAATCACCATTCATTCTAAAGAAGTCGTTTGTTCTTGTAGCCGCTGTTGGTTTTAATTGTGTAGCACGTAGTCCATGTCCAGTAATTGTAATACCCTGTGGCAAATCTAATGGAGCAACTTCTTCAAAAGTACCTGCACCTAATCTAATAGTATCTCCAAATGTTGCAACAGATATTGCATGTTTTAGTGTAGCAAAGGCTTCGTTAATATCTCCGCCGTCATTAGCGTCATTACCATTTTTTGTAACATGATAAACATTACCTTCTTGTAATAATAAATTTGTGCCATTAGCAAGTACTAGTCCTGTACCAGAACTGTTTATGTTAATGTTTGTGTTTGAATTTGTTGCGTAAATTCCTGTGTTGTCTGCATCGCCATCAACTAGAATATTTCCAAATCTTAATTCGTCGCCTGTTAAGTTTACATTACCACCTGAAGTAATTTCAAGTCCGTAAATGTTTACAACTCCTGTACCGTTAGCACGAATAATTAAATTTTCGTTAGTGTTTTGTGGTTGTATTACATTGTCAGTGATTTGTAGATCGCCAATATTTGCTTGATTAGAATCAATAGTTTTCCAACGCTTACTTGGATTACCTAAAACATATTTGTTTGATTCGTCTGGTAAAATATCACTTACAACATCTGCATTAAAAGTAATGTTGTCTGTGTTTCCGTCACCTAGTGTAATATTACCTGCCGCAGTAATTGTTCCTGAAGCAAACAAGTTGCCTGAAACATTT